CTACCCATTATGCGCCATTTCTACCGCCACTTTATCGCCACTCACCGCCAATGGGTTTAGCTTAACAGCATCTTCTAAATGGTCAGGGGCAAAGTGGGCATATCGCATCGTCATTTTAATATCGGTATGGCCGAGGACGCGTTGCAGGACCAGAATATTACCACCATTCATCATAAAGTGACTGGCGAATGTGTGGCGCAGAACGTGGGTCAGTTGCCCTGCCGGTAATTCGATACCTGTTCTCTCAAGAGCAGACCTAAACGCACCATAACAATCACTAAATAGCCGACCTGCTCGGTCATCTGGTAGCGTGTTAAAAAGCTCCTTGCTAATAGGAACAGTGCGGTTTTTTTTGCCCTTCGTGTTGATAAAAGTGATTTTGAAATTTGTGAGCTGACTTTTTTTCAATTGCTCAGCTTCAGACCAACGTGCGCCAGTCGCAAGGCAAATTTTGACCACATTGACCAAATCCTGATTTTCATGGCGATGGCATTCAGCAAGTAGCACGGCGATCTGTTCCTGATTTAGCCAGGCCATTTCCATTTCTTCAGTGCGGAAAGGGCGCATATTTTTTAGCGGGTTTTCTCCTTTCCATTCGCCAAGCCGATTAAGCTCATTGAACACTGCGCGAAAGTAGGCCAGCTCAAGATTAAGTGTCCGAGGCGATACCTCTTTAACCCTATTTGAACGTGCGTATTCACCCTTTAGCCTCTTTTCCCGGTAGCGGGAAAACATCTGCGCATCAAAATCGCGTGCGAGCGGTTCGCCCATACACTCAAAAGCATGATGCATCGCTAACTGGCGTTTGAGACCGTCTTTCAGGGTAATACCGTGAGCGCTATACCATGAGTCAATGAGGTCTTTTAACGTGCGTCTGTCTTCCTTTTCTTCCTGCCACGGGTTTTGAACTGTGTACTGTTCGAACGCCAGCGCCTCGCCTTTGGTGGCGAATTTCTTTCTGATGCGTTTGCCTTTTGCCCCGTTCGGATAAAGCTCACAAATCCAGCCGCCAGCAGGGTTTTTACGGATCGCCATCAGTTAACCTCGCTGTAGATACCCACCACACGACCAATCAGTTTTATCTCATCAAAGCCGCATTCAAAGGGCACTTTCCCACCTGCAACGTGGAGTTTCCTGCCGGGGAGAATGGTTAACTCGCGAATGCTGTTTGCTCCTTCAATATCGACCAACCATAGGCCATCGGAATGTGGGGAATCTTGATCAACAAAATGCAACTTTCCTTCTGCTCGAACAGCAATCCCTTTTGATAACTGCTTACTCAAAATATTAGGGTCAATGCTCAATGTGGAATTTTTTTCTAAAACACCATCCTCGAGAATATAAAAGTCCATTTTTTTAGGATCAGTGATTGAAGGGCTGGTTTCGAATCGTTCCCCCTCTCCGGTCAGAATCCATCTGAGACTTGCACCAGTTTCAAGCGAACAGAACGCCGCTAGATCGTAAGAGATAGTGCCGCGTGTGTATCGGTTCTGCAGGGAACTTGGTGACATTTCAAAGTGATTTGCGAGCTGCAATTTTTGGCTGAAGCCATAAACAGAGATGATCCTGTCAAGGATAGTTAGAGGTTCAAAAGTGTTTTTGTTTATGCTCATTAGTGTTTTCCATGTTGACCAATGCTCAAAAGTTAATTACATTGCTCATCAGTGAGGTGTATATGTTGGCAAACATTGGGGAATGAGAGGCCAACATTGTCTAAAACAGTAAATAGGGAATCATGCATCATGGCTTCTGAAATCGCAATCATCAAAGTACCTGCACCCATCGTTACCGTGCAGCAGTTTGCTGAGCTGGAAGGTGTCTCCGAGCGTACTGCTTATCGCTGGACAACTGGTGATAATCCTTGTGTGCCGATTGAACCGCGCACAATACGAAAGGGTTGTAAAAAAGCCGGTGGTCCTATCCGTATTTACTACGCACGTTGGAAAGAAGAGCAAATGCGTAAAGCCCTAGGTCATTCACGTTTTCAACTTGTTATTGGTTCGTAATTCACTTTATGGCAAAGATAAGGATGAATCATGTTTGATTATCGTGTTTCCAAACATCCGCACTTTGACGAAGCCTGCCGCGCTTTCTCACAGCGTCACAATATGGCGAAGTTGGCAGACCGCGCAGGCATGAATGTCCAGACGCTGCGCAACAAGCTTAACCCTGAGCAGCCCCATCAGCTCACGCCGCCGGAAATCTGGCTGCTGACGGACATCACTGAGGACTCAACGCTGGTTGATGGGTTCCTAGCTCAAATTCATTGCCTGCCATGCGTACCTACGAACGAAGTGGCAAAAGAAAAACTTCCGCATTACGTAATGAGCGCGACAGCTGAAATTGGTCGTGTGGCTGCAGGTGCTGTGTCCGGTGAAGTGGGGACTACAGCTGGGCGCCGTGATGTGATCAGCAGCATCAATTCTGTCACCCGCCTTATGGCGTTGGCTGCGATATCCATGCAGGCGCGTCTGCAGGCTAACCCAGCAATGGCCAGCACTATTGATACGGTTACAGGTATCAGTGCGACTTTCGGGTTTATGTGAGGTGGTCATGCTGAAAAACGAACCTTCTTTCGCTTCCCTCCTGGTAAAGCAAAGTCCGGCAATGCATTACGGCCACGGCTGGATTGCAGGGGATAACGGCAAACGCTGGCACCCGTGCCACGATCAGTCCGAATTATTAAACGGGCTGAAATCTAAATCAGGTAAGCCGTCAGCTTTTTTAATTATTCGCATTGTTCGCTTGATTGTTAAAGGAGTGAAACATGTCTCGCAATGAGCTGAGAATTATTCTGGGCGTGATCATCCCAAATATGGCGGAAGGTTTTGAAATTAAAACCCGTGACGGTGCTGTTTTGCGTGTCGATCCTGAATGGGAATGCTGCAAAGAATTTAAAGAAGGTTTGCAGGCTGAAATTATCAACCAAATTAAAAGTAAGCCTGTTCCGGTTGCCGGTTATATCTAATTTGACGCCTGCCTAATGCTCATAATGTGGGCATTGTGAAGACAGTCAACTAAAGATGAGGAAATAACAATGTTTGGAATCTTTAAAAAGAAAGCTCGTAAAGCCGTTGTAGAAGTTAAAAAAATGGAAAACCGCGACGCGGTAGAGGCCACTGTTTGGGGCGCCTATTCCATTGCGTACGCTGACGGAACCTGTGACGCGAAAGAAATCGGCGTGCTGGAAAAAACAATTTCAGCTCTGCCAGCCTTTGCGCCTTTTGCCGGTGAAATTGCGCAGATGAGCAGTAATATCCGCGCCCGCTATGAAGCATCGCCGCGTAGCGCTAATGCTCAGGCTCTGCGTGAACTGGCGGATGTTGCGGGAACTGACGACGCGGTAAACGTGTTGTGCCTGTGTCTTGATATTGCTGACCAGGACGGTATCGGCAGCGAGGAAGAAGCGCAGCTCAAGAAAATTGCGCAGGCTCTCCAGTTGTCACTGGACCAGTACCTGTAATGGGAAAGCTGCGTTGTCTCATTATCTGTGTGCTGCTGTTCCTGGTTGTTGCAGTAGATTTCACGGGCCGTCTTATGTCGATGTTGGCTGACGGTGTTTTGGTTGCGGGGATTATTGCAGTAGCGCTTCCAATGTTTAAGAAAGCCTGA